CGACCACAGTGACGGCGAGATCATCACCAACGGAAGCCAGACCGACCGCGAGATGGGCTTCACCATCCGGTATTTGATTACCGAAGGTTTCTTGGATGATGTCATTGAGGACGATGATGAGGGTGACCAGCACCCTTGGGATTAGTTGCGAGTTACCAGCGCGTACCTGAGCGCAACACCTACGTGTTTCACGAGATTCACCGGATGCATGATTGGCATCGATGGAAATCTTGGTGAAGGAACACGATGGCGGATTTAGACTCTACACCCGAACAGCAGCAGGAACCAACCCAGCTGGCGAACGACTCCGTAAAGGCGGAGAGTATCCAATTGAGGAATACTGGTTCGACACCCGTGAAGCTGCAGACGGAGCCGCCAGCGCCCTCCAGGCTTACCTCACGGCCTATAGTGCAACCCGACAAGGGTCGAGGAAGCCAACTCCCTCCAGACGTCTACAAGGGCATCGTCGAGGCCCTGATCAACGGGGAGACCATCATCGGCATCAGTCAACGCTATGGGATTAGCACGGCCACGACTGAGTACATCAAAGCCCGGCCTGAGGTTAAAGAGCAGGTGCCTTCCCGGCAATCTGTCCTGATCAATAAGACCCGGCACATATCCAACCTGGCCATGGCGAGGCTTGAAGAGGCCCTTCAGAACGGGGATGTCTCAGCGGATAAATTACCGGTTGCGGTAGGGATCGCTTTAACCAAAGAAGCCGAGGCCGCCGGCAACGCCCCGACAACCGGCGCCGTCCACCAGCATCTTCACATCAGCCATCAGTCAGTTTCCAAGATCCTGGAAGCGCTGCCTGTTGCCCCTGCGAACAACACAGCAGACTAATAGTCAGTTGGTTTTTCTGCATATCCCTAGGAATAGCGCCAGTTCTGCGCTTGGAGACCATCTTGGAGACCAAAAGGGTGCGTGTAAGCCGTGTGTATTTGGCCGCATCGGACCCTTTCGCGAGATCCTCAGGAACCGCATATTTGATCGGATGGCAGGCCCATGGGGCGGGGGGGGTTCAAGCATCTGAACGCACCTCCCCCTATCGATGGATTTTGCCCCATAGAATTTTTAGCAAAAGGGATGACCGCAAGCACCTTACAGCCTGGAGAGCAACTGGAACGCGTCCTGGCAGCAAACCTCGGCCTCGCCCGCACTGTCCTGACTGGGTTCCGCAAAGAGAACCTGGAGAGAGGGGCGGACTGGCGTTACGAGCGTGAGGTCATCCTGACGGCTAAAGGAACCGAAAAGCTCCGGTCGCATTTCGCCTTAGATGCGGTCCCGGAGGTAACCCTAAAGGAAGGCATAGTCAAACGATGGTCATTCAGAAATCAACGCATACTCGAACTAGAAAACGGGGATATCGTCAGAGTCTCAAACAACCAGAATTTCCGCCCGGGCATGATGGTGAAATACCGGAAGGAGGGGCCGGCGTACGTCCTGGATGGTCGGACTCCGAGGTTTCCCGGGAAGTGGTAGATGAGTCAGTTCTCAACCACAACACCAAGGATCTTATTTGCGCCATGATCACGCTAGGCATCGAGGACTATCTCTGGATGAAACAAACGCACCTGATCGCAAACGGCAAGGTCGACACCCTAGCAGTCCGCTTCGCCTCCGAGAAGATTGGCAAGACCCTATCGAAATACCACGTGGCCGACACCTATGCCTTTTTCTGGGATGGCTGGATGGAGCGCATGATCGAGAACACGGGGATCCAAATCGACCCCACACTGATTTACCAAAAACTGGAACCTGAATTATGGAAGACATTGATACACAAGCAGAAAAACTAAGAGAACGAATCTTGACCCGGTTCATTCAGTTGGCCCGCAACAAATACGATGATGGTCAGCGGCGTCACGGCGGCATCCTTTCATATAAATCCAACCTACTCTATGAGGCCGAAATGGAGGCGATTGACCTAGTATTTTACTTAGGTGCCGTCCGCGAATACTACGACGCCCTGCAATACAGCTATGAGGGCGAGATTGAACGGCTTCACGGAATAATAGCGGAGCTTAAACGTGATGTCTAAAGAACGCCGTGACCGGGAGAAGGCCCTGGAGGAATTTAACGAGGATTTGTCTAAGCTGTTTCAGCACTACGTCACCCGACGCGGCATTCCGTTGCATGAGCTTCTAGGTTTCTTTGAAATCGTGAAGCATCACATCATCGGTGAAATCTGCTCAGACGATGAGGAGGACGATGAGGAGCCTCTGTACCGTTTCAAGAATAACTAAGGTGGACTTCCGCTTCTACATACCTCCCGCAGGAGTTCACCCCGCAGTCGGTTCGTGTTGTGTTATCTGGGGAGATCCCAGGGACGCCTTCTGGATGGCGCATGAATCAGTAGCGAATCGACTGCACATTTTCCCATGACCCAAACGCCCCATCCAGTTCACCCAATGATTACCCGGCAGCAAGCTGAATTGCTGCTGAAGGAGTCGGGCGGGGAGAAGCGCCTGAAGGATGCCCTTGAGGCCCGGGAGCAGATCATCGAACTGGAGCAGGCCGACCCGTTTCGGTTTGGGTACGAGCCGCCCCACTGGAAGGATGCAGATGAGCTAATCGAGGGTGACGACGAATTGTACATCTTCGGCGGTAACCGTTCGGGCAAAACCGAGTACTGCGCTAAGAAGGCCGTGAAGACTCTGTTGGAGGAACCCAACGCGCGAATTTGGTGCTTTCATACTAGCCACCAAAGCAGCCTGCAGGTTCAGCAGCCGGCGGTTTACAAATATCTACCCTCCGAGGTTAAGGCCGCTAAGAAATCCAAAACGACAAATGTATCCTATTCTCAGAAGAACGGCTTCAGCGACAACACGCTGGTGGTTAATGGTAGCCAAATTACGTTCCTCAACTATATGCAAAACCCTCAAGTCCTTGAGGGTGCAGAAGTAAATTTGGCGTGGGTCGATGAGCTTTGCCCGGCGTCCTGGATTGAGACCATTCGCTTCCGCCTGGTTAGCCGCCAGGGCAAACTGCTGGTCAGCTTTACCCCGATTGAAGGCTACACCTTAACGGTTAAGGATCTGATCGCTGGCGGTAAGGTTTCTGAATCAAAGCCGTCCGAATTGCTAAAGGGCAAAACCGTTGCGGGATGTCCGGACGGTCACATGCCTTACATCATGGAAACCCGCCGGCCCCGTACGCATGCCATTTGGTTCCACACCAAAATGAACCCGTACAATCCGTACGAGGAGCTATGCAAACGCCTCGATGGTTCGACACAGGCGGACATTATGATTCGCGCCTACGGTTACGCCACAGCCACGGTCGGTAATGCGTTTCCTAGGTTTTGTGATAAACACCTGGTCGCCCCCGATAAGATTCCAAACGGCACCGGCAACTTCATGGTGGTCGATCCCGCCGGGTCTCGTAACTGGTTCATGCTATGGGCCCGCGAACACGAGGGAGCCATCTACGTTTATCGTGAATGGCCTGACTGGCGCATGGGCGAATGGGCCGTGCCAGGAACTAAGCATGACGGCCATATCGGTCCCGCCCAACGTGCAGGTGCCGGCATGAGTCTTCTCGAATACAAAAACCTGATAAGGGAATTGGAAAAGGGCGAACCGATCATCATGCGTTTGATGGACAGCCGGGCTGCAACGACTCCACGGGATGGCATTGGGTCCAGCTACATTGAATCAATGCTGCATGACCAGAAAGGGGAAGGGCCAATGCACTTCGATGCTTCCAGCGGCCGCCCCATTGATGAAGGCGTAGGAATGATAAATGACATGCTTTACTGGGATAAGGAGAACTCTGAGGACAAGCCCGGCCTATTCGTTTCAACAGAATGCAAAAATTTAATCTACTCCCTGCGCGAATGGACCGGCGTGGATAAGGAACGCGGTGCAACCAAGGATCCGGTCGACTGCCTGCGCTATCTGGTCCAGGAGGATCAGCTAACCGTAAAACCTGACAATCTCGTGATGACCCGAGGAGGATCGTATTGATGACTGAAGAACTACCCAAATTCCTAAGCACAGGACAGGTGATGAATCTAACCGGCCTTAGTCGGTACGATATCGATTGCCTGGTTAAATCCGGACGACTGCGATGCATCGTACCGGCAAAGATGAACCGTAAATTTTACAGCGATGAGGTCCAAAGCCTCGTCAAACAAATCGAGGAGGGGCGCAATGCAGCCTGACATAAAAGAACTCAGTTCAGAATACACACGGGCCGGCGGGTATAGCTCAGTCGGATTCAGGCGGACGCTATCTGATGATGTGCGATTCGCAAAATGGGGCACTCAAACCGACGACGGTAAAAAGCGTTCGGTGGATCCTAATGAGGAACCGTTCCCCTGGGATGGCGCCTCAGATACTCGGGTCCGCCTAGCTGACCAGATCGTTAACGAGAACGTCGACATCCTATGCACTGCATTTTGGCGCGGTGTGTTAAGAGCCTCACCCACCGAGGCCAGTGATGTTAGCCAGGCCGCGTCGGTTACGTCGTTGCTAGGCTACTACCGCGACAACCTAATGCGCCGGGAGCTACAGCAGGAAGTCCAGCTGGCCGCCCAATGGGGCCAGCAGTATGGCGTGTCGGTAATTTACTGCGGATGGGAGCGTGAAGTCTCCAAGCGCATGCAGACATTCAACATGGATGAACTGGTGCAATTATCTTCGCAGGCAGAGGAGGGCACCGCCATGGCTGAACTGCCGGGCATGATCAAGAACCCTGGCCAAGAAGATGCTGTGGTTGAGTTGGTCCAGGAGTACTTGGGCCTTAACAAACGCCGTGCCCGCAAAGCTGTTCGGGAATTACGTGAAAACGACACAACCGAAGTGCCGATGGATCACGTTACCCGCAATGCGCCGGTGGTTACTGCATTGAAGATGCATGATGATGTGTTCATAGCCCCTGAAACATTGGAGCTAAAAAACGCGCCGGTAATCTTTAGGCGTCAGTACATGACCCGGGCGGAACTCAAACAGGCATCGGCTATGTACGGCTACGATAATGCATGGGTCGAACAGGTTCTGAATACAGGTGGCCGCATTCACCAATACGACGACTATCCTTCTACTCAGCTAAATTCCGAAATGGGCATTTACGATACCCGCGGAAACCTGTTTGAAATTGTTTATGCCTACGAGCGTGTGGTTGATGAAGACGGTGTGCCGAATGTGTGGTGTACGGTTTTCCATCCTGGCATCACCGAGAAGTTTGCGAAACACGAGATGCTCGACTACTGCGGTGGCCAGTATCCGTTCTATGCCTACCGCCGTGAAACCCTGACGCGCCGATTGCTCGATAGCCGCGGCGTTTCAGAAATCTGCATGACCTGGCAGTCTGAACAGAAAGCACAACGCGATGCGATGTATGACCGCGCTAGTCTTACGGTACTGCCTCCATTTGTGTATCCCGCGCGAAGCTCACAGGTCTACCGATTGCAGCCCGGTGCCAGTATTCCGGAAATGCGACCTAACGAGATCCGCTTCCTGGAACCGCCTAAGAGCAACCCGCAGGAGGCGCTTGAAATTGTGCAGTACGTGCAAAATCAGGCTGACGATTACTTCGGCCGATTGACCGAGAACAACAACCAGGCCAACGCGCAAACCCGCCGGCAGGCTATGGTGGAAAACTGGATGCTCACGTGGAGTGAAGTGTTCGGTAAGATGTTCCGGTTGGTCCAGGAGTACGCTTCGCCTGAGGAATTAATGCGAATTGGCGGCATGAACCCAATGCTGCCTAGCAGCCCGGAAGAGATCAGCGGCCGATTTGATTTCCGCGTAAACTTCGATGTCCGTGAACTGGACCAGGAGTTCATGCTGCAGAAGATGCAAATCGTTTCGCAGATGGTTCTACCCGAAGACAGTGCCGGCGTTATTGATCGCGCGGCCTTAACCAAATTCAAGATGATGCTACTCGACCCGGTGCTGGCCGAGATGACCATCACCGACAAAACCGGCGCAACTCAGCAGACGTTCGACCGGGTTAAAATGGATGTGGCCTTGATGTCGCTGGGCAACGAAGCGCAGTACGACGAAAAGGATCCAACCGCTGGCATGAAGCTCCAGTTCCTCCAGGGCATTCTCCAGGGTAACCCGCGTTACCAGGAGCAGATGCAATCGGATGAACGGTTCGGGGCACTCATGCAGAACTATACTCAAGCGCTGCAATTCCAAGTGCAGCAGGAACAAAACGCGCAGGTCGGACGTATCGGCGTGCAACCAGTAAATAACTAGCCATGGACGATAAACAAATTCAAAGGGCGCTATCGAACCTCACCGACGACAGTGAGGTTTGGCAGGCGCTGAACAAAATCCTCACCGACTCTCGGAACCACGCAACCCTTGTAGCGCTCGACGTGGCGCTCAAGGGCGAGGATCGGGTTTGGCAGTGTGGTTACGCTCAGGCGTTAGGTGACCTTCACCGGACGCTTGAGGCTAAGAGGAAGGGGTAAAATCCTCTGATCTAGGTAAATCCTGCAACACCCGCGAATCTCGCACTGACCTTCTTGTGAATCGCGGGTTTTTTCCATCTATTACCTT